GCAATCAGGACATCCTGCCCCACAGCATCCCCTATTAGTTGATCTCATAGTTTTCCATATAGGGTTATTTAGCATGAATCATTGACTCTAACTCATTGACCCTGCTGAATTCTTCGTATGCTTTTTCAGACCTTTCCGATAGGATATCAGAAATGTCTTCAAGAATTACTTCGTTATCGATATATTCATCCAGATACTTATCCAATGCTTCTTTCAGATACCGATAACGATGCCACTCAGGGGAGTATGGTTTGTAGTGTGCCATAGCAAGATTGATATATGTGGCTAATTATAAGCTATATATGCTAATTTGTCAAGATCAACTTTTTTTATTAATTTTTTGGCAGAAATTTTTTTCCCAAATTCATGTAATTGAGTTTTGAATTTTAGTTTAAGTAAATAGCGGTAGCAATTACAGAAACTTTTGCTGGAGATACAGATAATTTATTTGTTTTACCAAATGATAAAACAGATTCTTTCTCCGTTATTTCTAATGCCCCTGCTGCTTTACCAACATTAACTTTAAAAGATTTTTCCGATAAATCTAATACACCAACTTGTTTAGCAACCTCAACTACAAAATTTCCAGTAGTCGAAGATATTTTAGCTCCACTACCTGATATAATACTATATGATGGAATAGTTTTGCTCTTTCCTGCTCCGACTTTAATCAAATAATTTTCTTCTTGTGATGAAGCTGGTTTGGTAGCAGTTCCATTTACCTCAACCTTATATTTTCCTTCTATTTTGTCGGATCTATTACCTTTAACTACCTGAGCATAATCACCATCAACATTAAGTTCATAACTTTTATTGACAATTTGCCTTACTTTTCCAGTAACACCTAATTCATAATCGCCATTAACTGTATACTTAATACTACCTGGAGTACTAATACTATTAGAAGCACCTTTATGAAACTGTTCAGTTGTCACTTCAGCAGCACCTGTGCTAGATTCTGATCCACTAATATTTTTTTCAAAAGAAGCAGCATTGAATGCTATTTTACCAGCATTCAAACTAATTCTCCCGCTCTTTTCTCCTGCTTCAATGTTAATGTCTTTCCCAGACTTGAGATTGAGTGTGCTTGAAGCATTTACTGTTACATTATCACCTTTGATAGCAACTTCACCGCCAATACATTCAATTAATATGTCTCCATAAACTTTAAGAGAATAAGCAGGTACTTTAGTTTCTTCTGTAGTTCCTTTTTCTGTTTTAGTTTTACTTAATTTACCATCATCTTGTCTTCCAGTAACTTCAACAGAAATTGATGAATGTTTATCAATCTTACCACCTTTAGAAACATTAATCATTTTACCACCACAACCAGATTGACCTGGAGCACCAGCGGTAAAAATCATATTGTTTAATGTGTCAAAATGGATTGCCATCTCTCCATTTGTTTTAGCCCATCCATATTTTCCATCAAGAACATAGCAACAATTAAGCCATCCAGCTCCTTCTATCTGTGACCATACAATTTGAGGTACTTCGCCATAACTAGGAGTGGTTTCAGGTACACTTCCTTTTGTTTTTGCTGGATCTGATTGGGGTTTATTAGTAGGTGCTGTCATTATGGGCAATCAATATATTTACCTGTTCCGATCTTGGCATAACCATTAGTTTCAAGACCTGTTATATCTAGGCAGGTTAGACTTGCTAAAACTCTAGCACCAGATCCACCGCCACCTATAATAGTTACCGTGGGAATTTCAGAATACTGTGTGACTCTATCAATGATTTCTACACTATATAAAAATCCTCTTTCATTAATTTTGCCTCTTGCTCTACCTTCAACACCATTGATATAAACTGTTGGTTCTGAAGTGTAATCTCTACCAGGATTTAATAAAGTAAATGAATCAATGACACAAAATAGATTTGAATCAAGTGCTGTATTTTTTTGATATCCAATTCCACCTCTAGTAACTCTAACTTCAGAAACTTTTCCATTGGCATCTAACAATGCTATAGCCGAAGCGCCATATCCTCCACCAGTAATAATAATTTTTGGTGGTTGTTGATATGGGCAACCAGGATCTTTAACTGGAATGCTAATGATTGCTCCTTTATTATCTGTAATTGGAGCACCAAATAATGGTGGTGCATAACAAGGTTCTAATTCAATTTTATCATCTGGTATATCAATTCCAATAGATTCATTTAAAATTACAACGTCAGCAAAAGCATTTGTTCCACTAATAACACATCTCAATGCCTCTTGATTTTCGGTAATGTTATCTTCTGCTAATGTTACATAGAATTTTGCTGTGTTATTAATGATAACAAAAGATCCGAATAAAGATTCGGAAGTAATATCTTTTGTAGTAATATTAGGTCCAAACAATAGATACTGTAACGTAGTGCCATCACTTACATTACTTGTGGTGACGGTATAAGTTATTGTTTCTCCTTCTTTATATTCAAATTTATCTGTAGCGATTGAATAGACAGCAACATTATCTGGTAAAGTTATTGTATCACTTTGAGCGGCAATAACTACATCAGCAGAAGCAGTTGTGTTATTAATATTGAATGTTAATAATTCTGCTTGCTCTAAAGTAGAATCAGATGCTACTGTTACTTGAACTTGTGCTGTATTGTTTTGTATAGTAAACGATCCTGTTAAAGATCCACCTACAATATCAGTAGTAGTGATATTACCACCAGATAAAGTGTAGTCTAATACAGTATTGTTTGCCACATTTAATGTTGTTATTGTATATGTAATTGTTTCGCCTTCAACAACTGTAACTTTATCAGCAACAACAGAATATTCTGGTGTTGTTAATGTGTCCGCTAAAATTAATACTGATGTAGAAGCTTGAGTATTATCAATTCCAAAGAATAATGTTTCTTCATCTTCATCATCATTATTTGCTAAGGTCACATCAACTATCGCTTTATTGTTTTGAATAGTAAATGATCCAGTTAAATTGCCGCCGATAATATCAGCAGCAGTAATATTTGCTCCGTCAATAGTATAATTTAATATAGTTCCATTGCTTACATTAGCTGTTATAATTGTAAACTTAATTGTTTCTCCTTCTTTATAAGAAGATTTATCTGATGTCACACTATAAGATTGTACAACTGGAATTGGATCCAGTTGGATTGGAGAAGCAATAATTGGTTCTGGATTTGTTAAAATTGGTACTAATATTGGTGTTGGTTTTGTATTTCCACCCCCACCACCGCCGCCAGGTGGTGTAGTAGCGCCAGGAGAGTCTAAAATTTCACATGTAAATGTTTTTCCGTCGGGATATATATTGATATGTCCTGGGGGTATAGTAGCATCTTCTAATTTTAAAGTAAAATTTTCTGGTCCTTCAACGGTGCTATCAATTAATGTGGTATATATAATTTCTTTTGATGTTTCTCCTGGAGAAAATCCTAAAGTTCCAGAACTAGCAGTAACAGCAACAAAATCAGAACCTAAAGTAGCCGTGCCGTTAATGGTTGTATATGCCACACTAGATGACACAGTTGTGTTTCCTGTTCTTAGTATGGTAAAGATAGCATTTTTACCTTCGACAGTAATAATATTTTGAGCCTGATATTTAATTATTTTTTCTCCTGGAACAACTGTATCGCCAGGCGAAGGATTTACAGGTGGACTAAAAATACCACCAATAGGAATAATTTTTGTTGTTTCTGGTGGTGGAGGATCTTGAGCATCTTGACAAACAGATCCTGGAGCACTTGGACCTGCTTCAAGCTGAGCAATTAAATCATCTAACCAATCTTTCTTATCATCTGTACCACAATCAGTACATTCTTTTGTTACTTTTTCACACTGAGCACCAGGACCATCACAAGAAATACCTAGTAGTTGGAAGACAGTATTGATAGCAGACCCAATAATATTTAATGGTTCTGCTACTATTGCTAGCAATTCTTGTAGAGGTCCCAGTACACTAGCAATAAGTTCTTCTAAGAAGCCTAAAATTTCATTGATAATACCGTCAACTAATGTATCTACAAGACAAGCAGCAGCGTTGTAAGCATCCATTAGATAACCAAGTAAAAGATCTGTCAACCACTGAGCAAGTCGATCTGTAAAATCTGCCATGCTACATCCAAGATCTTCTAAAACTTTATTGACAGCATCTAAGATTGGTTTAATTCTACTTTGTTTTTTTGTGATAGGTTGAAAGGGTTTAATACCTAAATCTGGATTGACTGGTCCAGTATTTGTATTACCTAAAGCATCAGTTGTTGCTACATCTTCTGTTAGTAATAACTGGACTAGTTTATCTACTCCGTCACGAATTAATTTAACAATTTCTCCTTTCACCCTGTTCAAAAAGCTAGTCACTAATCGAATAGCTTTATTAACATACTCCATGCCATTGTCAATATAGTTAGTAAGTTCACCATTAATTGTACTGACATAATATGTTCCTAACTGACCGCCCGATTGTTGGTTAGCAGCAAGCATTCCGCCTAAGATATTTGTCAACCCACCTTTTAAATCTGATTCCGATCCACATTTTGGATTAGCAATCTCAACACAAACTTTAGATCCAGTTGGATTGGTAGCAGTATTCTCAGCAAACAATCCATAGAAAGCAGAAGGTGGTGTATCTGTAGCAATTGCTGGCAATCCAGCTTCACCTACCTTAGTATACTCAGTGTTATCTTTTGATGTGTCTCCATCCTTTTTATCTTTCTCTGCTAATGGAGCATGAAGATATGGATTTGAATTGGGGTCTAAAAATGTAGTAAAAGATTTACATGATGAATTTGGTTTAGGATCTTTCTCTACATTCTTTTTTAATGTAGCACCAGTAGTATGACCAATCGATCCCATAATGATTGGTTTTTGTTTATCATTATCTAAGTAAAATCCTACTACCCAATTGCCTATCTTTAAGTTAACAGTCCCTCCTGTTGTACCTCCATCAGTAAACGGAACTGTTACTGGCATCATCACATTAGCCCACGGCAAATCTTTAGTTGCCGTAGCATCACAATCTTTTAAGTGCTGTCCTACAATACGTACTTTGTACCTACCAGATTTTTTAGGATCATCATTACTATTAGATTCAATCTGACCAATCCACCAGTTAAATCCATCAGATCCGATTTGATGTACTGGGAACAGTGAAGATAATACTTGATCCATATCACTTTACATTGCTAGAATAATTTTTAATACCATTTGTATCCCTAATCAATTCTAATTTCGTGGCACATGTAGAAGTATTTAGAAGCATATTGTTATGAGATAATTTAGATATTAAATAAGTACCACTATTTTCTTCATCATATTGTTGTACATCTCTTTTTTCTTGACTAGAAACATTTGGCAGCATAACTTTTATTTTATCGCCTACTTTTAACGCCATGTTACCTGGAATTAGTATTTCTAATTTATGAGTCTCCATAAGATATCTTCTAGCAATTCCTTGAGATACATAAAATTTTTGATAATCTGGGAAAGAAGATCCTCCAGATGTAGATGTTTTTCCTCTATCTTTTTCTTCAGGAGAACCAGGACCATCACCATCAAACCATGTTTCATGATCTAAAACCATTGACATAATTCTAGTTGGATACTGCCCAAGATTTTTTTGAAACTCAGGTAACTTTGCTTGACTACCTAGATGAGACATAGCATTAAAAGTATCTGCTAAATTATAAGTATATTCTTCGTAAGCACCTGTGGAAAAATTATAAAACACCATATAGGTTGAGAAAATTCCATTCCTCATTTGATCAATCATATCTAATTCATCTGTGAATTGATACTCTTCTATTGTATAAACATTATTTGGATTGCCAGCATCCATAGATGGTTTGTATGTATATGTAGCTACAGGAGGTTTGCCTCCAAATCCATCAGATCCATCAGAACATAATAAATCCATAGATTTAAATACGAAACCATCTTTAGTTTCAAAGAACAAATATCCAGCAGTTCCAGATGCCTTTTGTGTATTGGTTGGTATAGAAGATTTAGATCCAGATCTAGATGAAGTTTGTTCTCCTTTGGATATAGTAGATCTTTTTGGAACAGATTTAAATTGTAATGTTTGTATTATAGCGTGGGCTTTTTTACCGTTTGGATAAAAATTAACATTATATTTTGCTATTTCAACATCAACTTTTTTCTTAGTTGCCAAATATTTTGTTAGAATACTTTTCACCACTTCATTTGGCAATCCAGATAGCTTTTCCGTAATTCTAACACCTTCATTATACAATGCTTCTTTAGATATCAATGATAGATTATAGGTTTGTATTTTTTTAGTAAAAGATCTGTCGTATATTTTCCAAACATGTAAATCATATTCGTATGTTTTGTCTTGTACGTCTTTCAATTTAATTACTACTCTTTCACCACCTTGAATAGGTAAAGTGCCAATTAAATTCATACCGCTATCAACAACGTTTAACACCGCTGTTATAAACGGAGAATAAATGTCTTCGTAGTAAGCGAATGCCACACAAATTTTTGTAATGTCAAACTGCTTTCCTTTTACATCGTATAAAGTTGCTTTTACTAATTCTATACTACTACTATTAGGATTTGCCATAATTACCAGCGGAAAATATAATTAGGTGATGATGGATTTGCTGAAAACACGTTTTTTATATGAGATACTCCTGGCGGAGGTTGTGGATTGTTTTTAGGTTTTGCTTTAGGTCTAGAAGCAACTACAGTTGTATTAGAAGCACTAGTTGCTCCACGAGTGTTACTGTTTGGGGTAGGAGTTCTAGTGCCTGGTTGAACAGATGGATTAGCTATTACTGGGGTTGTTCCTGGAGCACCAACTGTAGCTCGTCTAGCATAATCAATTTTAGATAATGCTATAGAACCTTTTGTAACTTTACCACTTTGATTTCCACCTATCAAATCCACATATCCATCTTTAGGTGTACCAATAGCAAACATGACATGAGATTTAGATCCTCCTCCATAATCACCAACAATTACATCGCCTGGTTGAATATTATTTTTATCTACAGGAGATCCCCAGTTTTCAAAACTATTTGCCGCGGGTGATCCAGATCCTTGTATCCCATTTCTTTGTAGTTGGGAATTAACATAGTCGGCACACCAAGCTTGTTTTGTCGGATCACCTATTCCAGCACCACCAGTACTCATAATTTCATCCTTCATTTCAGCAGCATTTTTACCAACATCTGCTTCCAAATCAGCTATCAAACTTCCTGGCGTGCCACTTGGAGGATTGCCACCACCGCCTCCACCGCCGCCGCCTTGGCGTTTTCCTTTTCCTTTCTTTTTATCATCATCACCTTTTAGAAAATCTGCTATACCTTTAGAATCTAAAGTAGCGGCTTCTGCTGAACCACCACCAAGTAAAGAACCTATAATACCAGCAGGCAGTCCGAATACTCTAGCTAATGGACTAAACATTTGTGATAGAAATGGTCCTATAATTTTACCAACGCCACCAAGATTTTTGAAGACTTCTGTCATCGTAGATAATAATAAACCACCAGCAGCAGTAGTTGGTAATTGTAATGCTTTACCTAATGAATCACCAACAGTTTTTCCAGATGATGTTTTAGCATCAGTTGCTTTTGGTTTTTGCTCTTGAAATGCTTTCTTAACTGGATTGTTTCTATTTAATGGTATTACTGCTTGCCCTGGTTGTAGAACTGTTTTGGTTGGATTATCTACAATCCCACCTCTAGCTAATTTCTGCTGTGGTTGTACAGAATTTTGCTGTGGTTTTTGAGATAGAGTTTTATTTTCTACAGGTTTTGATGTAGGGACAATATTATTTTTTGCCTCTGGAGTTTGTGATTGAGGTGTTAGTGTTGTACCCGAAGGAGCAATACCGCCTTCTGAAAGTTTAGGAAGCGATCTTAATCCTCTAGCGAAACCAACTCTTCCCCTTCTGTTTAATCTTCTAGCACTTCTTCCTACTCCTCTTCTAAAATTATTAAACTTCCTTCTAGCGTATCTTCTTCTAACCCCTCTTCTTCTCCTCCTACCCCTTTTGTCAACATCAAAATCAAACATTCTATCCATGAAAGATCTGTTGCCAGAATCTTCTTCGTCATCTTCTTCATCTTGAGCGTATGGATCACTATACTTAACACTACCTGATAGATCCTGTCCAGATTCTAATCTTGCTTCGATTTGTTTTAGATCATTACTTTCTTTTTGATCAACAAAGAAATCTAATTGTTGATTTTCAGTCTTGTTTTCTTCTTCTTGTAAGTCATTATTCTTATTAAAGAAATTTTTAATTGTTGTCAATCCAGATGTTATTTTAGTAAGAGACTTTGTATTTTTAATCTCTTCTTGAACAGCACCCTTTTCTTTGCTAGATAAAGCACCTATTTTATCAGCAATATTATCATAAGACTTTTGTATATTGTCAAACGCTACAGACAACCAAGACTTTAAAGATTTGTCTTCAACGTTTACAACGTTTTTATCATTACCTCCTGTATTTAAAGGTAACTCTAGTTGTTTAAATGGTTCTGGCTTTACAATATCTGAACCTAATAAAGCAGAAAATCTTTGTCGCTTTGATAAAGCAGGATCTTCTGATTCTGTAGGATCATTTGAAAATGTTCCTTTTGTTCTTCTTATTAAATCTCCGCCAAATTCATGAGATAAAGCTTTACCAAAAAAGTATCCCTTATCATATTTTTGTATATCTTCTTCAGGAACACCTTCAGCACGTTGTTGTTCTGCCTTTTCGTTTGCTGCTTTTCTTTCTTCTGCCGACATTTGTGCAGCATCTTTTACTTTCTTAGCAAGGTATTCAGCAAGACTTCCTGTATCTGGTTTAGAATAACTTACGGATCCGTGTGCCATTTAATGCTACATCCCTTTTAATATTTAGACTATCTCTGCCCAAGCACAGCAGAGTGAAGAGAGTTGATATCGTATGGATTGCGCAGCCGCAGTGCCCCGCCGCCGCCTACACCGAACGCTTCACTCAAAGAAGTATTTGCAGCGGTACTCCCAGATTGAGAAAGTAATACATTGAAATTAGATAATGGAGATGCTGGTTGGCGTACTGGTGCTACTGGTCTAGTTCCTGGTTTAGTTCCTGATGGTACTGCCGCGGTGCTGCCACGTCGGTTCGTTTGAGTTCCTGGAACTACTGGTGCTGCAGAACCAGGAGATCCAGAAGGGGCACCAGGAGTCGCTGTGGACGCTGAAGCAACGGCGGTGGCGTTTGGATTTGCCTGGTAAGCGGCATTAGCGCCATTAATGGCAGCAATTAATTTATCATCAGGAACTTTTTGTAATCCAATCCATTCATTTCTGAAGTTAGTTGCATTTGCTCCAGTTTTTAATCTGTATTTAATCAAAGCAATACCAAGTTTATCTTGAGTTACCGCATCATATAAATCCGTTGGTTGTACTCCAGTATCACCATAGTTTCCATTCATTAATCCTTTAAGTGTGCTAGCAATAATTTGGTATCTACCAGTAGCATGTAGATCTCCTGATGCTTGTAAGCTCATTACCTCAGCAACAGTTCTCTGTGTCAATGGTTTTATTACACCACCAATAGCAACCTCGGCAGAATTACCAGAACCATGAGCAACTGTTCCGCCAGCACTACCACCTCTATTGAATGCTTCATATCCACCACTACTAGTGCTTTCAACACCAGCAATAAGATCTAGCATATCTTTATAGGCACCAGCATCAGAAGCAGCAGATCCTCTAGTGCCAGATTGTCCTTCACTTCCCCCATCATCTTCATCTTCACCACGAAGAAATGATCCAATCTTCTTAATCAATCCAAGTATTCCACCTTCCTCTTGATTTGGTTCTTGAATATTGTTAAGGTTTTTCCCAACTTTAGTAGTAATATTGAATTCTGGTTTGCCATAAACTTTTGCTAAAGGTCCAATTATCTGCTGAACAAAAGGTTTTACAGCACCCGCAGCAGGACCAGCATTTTGTATTACTTTATCAGTTACCCCCAGTATGGTAGAAATAGAAGTTTTTACTGGGTCCGATCCCATTCCAACTAAAGAAGATAAATCCAAAGGTTGCCCTGGTGAAGTAACAAGTTCAGGACCAGCTTCGCCTACCATTGCTGGTACACCACCATTAGATAATTTAATCATACCACCTTCAGACATTTTCTTTTGCTTGCCACCAAAAATATCAAATATATCTTTTCCAAGTAATGCTAAATCAGTAACCCACGAAACAGCGGTGCCAGCAACAGGTATAGCATCAGCACCTGCTCCGAAAGCAGCAATACCAGCACCAACTTTATCACCCCTGGCTGCTCGATCAGCAGCATCAGCAGCGCCAACAGCAGCGCCTACACCAGGAACAGCTTTTCCTCCAAAAGCACCAAATGCTTTACCCAATCTCATAATTTTAGGATTATCAGCAATAAACTTTCCAACTTTAGTTATTCCTGATTGCCCAGCACGAAGTAATTTGCCACCCTGATCACCTAAAAATTTACTAACACTCTTTCCTTTATCAACAAAAAAGTTTTTAGCTCTATTACCTTGTTCAGCAATACCTTTTCCAATGTTTCTTGTAGCGTTATTAAATTTTCTTCTAGCTAATCTTCTTCTTACTCCTGGTCTTCTACTTCTACGGGGGTTTCGATCTGGTAAATCTATATCAATGCCTCCACCACCACCTTCATCATCACACTCACAGTCATCACCATTGTCACCAGAAATAAAATCCATCGCCCTTTGAACTAATCCTTTACCTTCTTTTTGTTTAGAATATGGATCGGAATATTTGACACTACCCGATAGATCAGATCCTTTTTCCAAAGAGGCTTCACGAGCAGCATTTTCATTTTGTTCTGCTTGTTTTTTCTGTACGTTTAATTGTGTCTGCTTTATTTTATTTAAAGTTTTTCTTAATATATTATTTTCTTTAATAGATTCCTTTACAGTTGTAAATCTATCAGATATAATTTCCGAAATAGTATTCTCTTGTTTTGATACTGATATAGATTGATCTTTGGTTTCACTTAGATCAGATAATTTTTTATTTACTCGTTCAAAACTCTTTTGTAATTTGCCAACATAATCTTTAACACATTGACCAATAGACCTGTCCACTACAGTAACGTACTTATTAGTGTCAAATAAAGATGGTTGTGTATAAGGTGTACTAACAGATGAAGCAGAAGCAACTTTAGGTTGATCTGTTGGTGGTTTAATATTTTTTAATGCAGCAGCAAATCTATCTCCTTTATTTGAAGATGGATCCTGTTCTTCTGTTGGGTCGGATGAAAATGTTCCTTTCGTTCTATTAATTAAGTCACCACCAAATTCAAATCCTAATGCTTGCTTTAAGAAAAATCCTTTTGGTTTTGTTTCTTCACCTCTTTCCTTAGCATTTTTTCTTGCTGTTGCTGCCAAAGAAAATGATGATGATATTTTACGTCCTAAGAACTCGGCAAAACTAGAATCTTTTTTCTCTATAGGTTTGTAACGATAAACCTTTATCTTTATTTTCTTTACTTTTACTTCTTTTACTTTCTTTGGTTTTTTTAGTTTAACAGGTGGAGGTGGTGCCTGAACATCCGCTATAAGTTTATCTAAATTTTTATCAAAAGCATTTGCCATCCTCTCAGCGAGATCATCACTGGGAGCATTTACATCTATGGTAACTGGTTGCTTTTCATTATTACTTTGCACCTCAGAAATAGAGAGTACAACATTTCTTTCTTCCAGTTCTTCTCCTTTTTTATCTTCAGGTTTCGTTTCTTCTGGATTCATCTCTACTGAGCAGCTTTTTGTTGATCTTCTTTTTCTTTAATGTACTGATTTAATAAAGAGATGTATATAGTTCTTTCCCATGGCATCATATTTTCAATCTCTGTCAAGCTATATTTATGTTCCTCCATGAGAGTAAAGTTTGTTCTATAATAGTTCTCTAGATTATTGTAGAACAAACTTATCCGAAAAAAGATTGTAAACCCTCCAAGGTATACGTTGATTCCACACCTGTTGAAGGATTAGTTACAGAGAATTGATGACGTAACACAGGCATTGTATCAAAGAAATTTTGAATCTTTTCAAATTGCTGCTGTGTAAATGCTTCTATAAAAGAAACCAATTCTTTTCTTGTTGTAGTAGAAGAATCCCAAACTTCATCTCCCTGAAAAACTTGATCAATACAACCTGCTAGCATATCAAATACTTGATCAGTTGTATCTAAATCTTTCTCCAGCAATGTGATATTAATAAAATTATTCATGGCAGGATACTTCATTACAATACCAATTGTATCGTCAACCATAATTTTATTTGTATGTCCTTCTGGTTTAAAAACTTCAATATCATTTAAGTTAATAATAACATCAACTACAGTTTGTTGATCATCTGAACATGTAACTTTCATTGATACTTCTTCACCAGCAGAAGCAGCTCTAATTTTTAAAAACAAATATTCTAAATCAAAACTAGGGAGGTCTTCTATCTTAATTCTAGCTTGAATACAACTTTTCAGAATATCTTTTACAGCATTTGTAATTTCTTTTTCATCTTCAGATTCCATTGCCATCAATAGAATTTTTTCTTCTCTGACTAGAAATGGTCTATATTTAATTTTTTTTCCTGTAGATGGCAACTCAAGTTCATAAGTTGGTACAGTGGGCTTTGGTAAAGGCATAGCAATTAATCACTCGTAATAATATTTATCCAGCGTAAGCACGTATATTATTGTAGTTAATAAAATGTCTGGCGTAGTAAAAATTAGCAGAAACTTTTGTTACTTGAGAAGCACCATATGATAATGGAGTAGCGTCAATACTATAGGGAAAACAATCAATCATATTATAGCACATCGAAGCTCTTCCGTTGGGAGCATTTTTACTTTTCTCTGTTTTTGTTATTAAAATATTAGATAGATATGTGTTTGGGTAATTTAGTCTCACAGTTCTGGCGTAACTTCCTGGGGAATTATTACTTCCTGGTGTATTAGCATTGCCACCCCCAGCACCAGCACCACTCTTAAGATCATTTAAATTTTTAGGTGAACCAAAATAATTTCCAGAAACTTTATTATCTTGTGTATCAAATTCCTGGAATATAAAACCGTACCATATTTCTAAAAATTTTAATGGTGTCATGTTAGCATCACACATCCACGACATTTGAAAGTCAGAATATAATTTTGTGTGGGGATAGTTTACTTGTCCTTCTCCTAATAATCTTCCTGTAATCTGCCCCGTTGCTGCTTGTATATTTGGTAGTTGTGCTTCATCACAAAACAATTTAACAACAGCACCAGTATCTGTCGGATTAGTAGAGTTTAATACCCCGCTACTAGTCTTTATTCCATAAGAATCCATTCTTGATGCTAATGCTGATGGCAATCTAAACTCCACATCAAAATTATTGCTGTAGGACATGCCTCCGTTTTTAGCAATAGTTTCAATGAAAGAACTTATTGATTTGTTTGTAGTTTGTAAATTTGCCACTCTAAATATATGTGAGGGTTTATTTATATTTATGGCATACTCTGGAACATATAAACCTACCAATCCCAAAAAGTATAAAGGTGATCCAACTAGGATTATCTATCGTTCGATGTGGGAACGAAAGTTTATGGTATTTTGTGACACAAATTCCAACATCATTGAGTGGGGGAGTGAAGAAGTAATAGTGCCTTATCGTTGTCCAACTGATGGGAAATTCCATAGATATTATCCCGACTTTTACATTAAAGTAAAGAGCAAAGATAATACTCTTACAAAATATATCATAGAGATTAAACCAAAAAGACAAGTCATTGGACCCAATGAAAAACCAAACAAAAAAACTGCTGCTTGGAAAAGAGAAGTCCTAACCTTTTTAAAGAATAAAGCTAAGTGGGAAGCGGCAAAGGACTTCTGTGAGGATCGGCAGATGAAATTTTTGATACTCACCGAAGACCACTTAGGAGTATAGAAATGGCAAGAAAAAAATCTTCTACTTCTGGGATGGGATTTAATCCCACTCCTAGAAAAGTTGATACATCAAAAGGATACACAACTTTATTCGAAAGAGTAAGCGAAGCAACTGGAGGGGAGAAAAAAGGATTGAGTTGGTATAAACAAACCGTCAATACCTTAGCATCACAATTTAAAAAAGAACCAGAAAAATTAATTAGAGAAGAAAGAAAAGATCTTTTAGATGAAGAAGAATTTGAAGATGAAAATATGCTCAGACGTAGAGCAATCATGGGGCATTTATATTTCTTTGAATACGAAGCGAAGATGAAATATCTTCCTTACTATGATAAGTTTCCTTTGGTATATGTATTAAAGAGTACAGGAGATTATATCATTGGTGCTAATTTACATTACATAGAACCAAAGAAAAGGATACCAATCATCAATAAGTTAAAGCAAGGGAAGATTGATATACCCAAGGTTTGTGTTCATAAATATATAAATGATCATGTAAAAAGTTTGTTCGTTGATTTAGCGAGCCTAGAATGGGAGACTAGTATTCTCTTACCTGTCGAAGATTTTGTAACTACATCTGGGTCTGGAAAAATTTCTTATAATAGACAACTGGTTTGGAATGAAACCAACGAAAAATACACAGATAGATTAAAAGGTCAACGTGTCATTAAAGGATATGGCAACTCAGGAGATATAGAGAAGGTTAAATAATGCCAGTTACACTTAGTTTCAACGGAGCAAATCCTACAGGATCGGGAACATTAAGATATCCCAAAGTTTTGTATGAATCACATACTGACTATGTACGTTTTGATTTTTACAAATACAAACCACCTTTTAGTGCTATAGCAGGAGCTACACCAGCTGTTAATGCTGCTACTGGAGCACCTGCTCCTGCAGCAGGCGGTGGATTGTCAAATTATAATGCCTCATCTGAGGGTTTGGAAAAAGCTGCTGGTCTAGAAACCATACTTTTGTATATGCCAGAAGATATTAGTACTGGTACTTCAATTGAATGGACAGGTAAAGGATTTAGTAATGTGGCAGCAGATATTTTACGAGGTTCTAGCATCCCAAATGGCACAGCAACTGCTGGTGGTGGCGCTGCTGCTGTAACTCAAGCAATTACTGCCGCTGGGCAAAGAGGAGCAAGTATAGCGGCAGATGCCCTAGCAAAAGCAATCAATGGTTTACCTGGGGGAATCGGTGGTGACGTTAATATGCAGGATATTCTTGGTGGTGTAGGAGGAGTAATTTTAAATCCAAATACAGAATTAATGTTTGGTGGTTTTGGTTTAAGATCATTTAGTTTAAAATTTAAAATGTCTCCCAGAAGTAAAGAAGAAGCAATAGAAATTAAAAAAATATGTAACTCATTTAGAATAGCATCTTTACCAGAATATGGTCAAAGTCCTTCTGGTGTTTTCGGTGGGGCTGATAAATTTTTAGCCTTTTTCACAAATCCAGGTGGGCAAGGTGGTACTAGTGATGGAGCAGCAGATGATAATAAAAATTATATTGGTGTTCCTAATCTATGTCGAGTAACTTTTATGAGCGGTTCAAATCCCAACAGATACATAGCACAATATAAAGCGTGTGCTATAAATAGTGTTGATATAAATTACACACCTGATGGATCTTATGCTACATTTGGTGGTAATGTAGGTGCTGACGAAAGATCTCCTGTAGCAACAGAATTAGCAATAAGTTTCACGGAAACAAAACTATTATACAGATCAGAAGTATCAATAGATGGAGGATCATTCTGATGTACTTTGGCAACATACCCTATGTAAAATACGATACAAAACCAACTAAGTATCCTTTTTCTGAATCGGATTACGTTATCGCCAAAAACTTTTTTAGAAGATACAAAATAAATCCAGATGCTTTTTCATATACAGTAGTATTTAAAAAATATATTTTAAAAGATGGAGAAAGGTTAGATACCGTAGCAAAAAAAGCATACGGTAATCAGTTTTATGATTGGATTATTGTTTTGACAAACAACATGATCAATCCTTTATTTGATATGCCATTATCAGAAAATTCATTAAAAAAATTCTGTGAATCTCAATACGAAGATCCATACTCATCAATAAAACATTACAAAACTATTAGTAACGAGGCTCAAATCTCAGCATTTAATAGAGTTATTATCAAAGGTGATCAAATAGTAGATGAAACATTCTACAATTCATCTCACAAAAAATTTAATCAATCCACAAATTCAGTTGAGTCATTCCTTGGTGAGGTGTTATCTACACCAATAACATTTTTTGATTATGAAGTGGAACAGAACGAAAAGAAAAGAGAAATATATTTACTCAAACCGAAATATTTAAATACCTTCATAGAAGATTTTAGAAAAACAAATTTATATTCATCTTCAACAGACACTATCAATAGTAAAGTTAAGAAAACTGGAGTATAAAAAAGGGGGGCGTAAACCCCCCTTTACTTTTATCAATCTTCTTCAGCGAGTCGAGCGAAGTAGCTGAGAGCATCGTCATCATCAGAACCAACAGAACTCATCACAGGAAGAGAAGGTTCACGACGAAGAGGAGCAACAAAATCTTCATCCTCTTCTTCATTCATACGGTTTGCTACAGTAGCAGCACGAGCATTGGCGGGAGTTTGAGCAATCCCCAGAACCAAATTTAGACGCTGCTCAAGTTCTTCGTAGGACTTGAATTGATCGGGAGCAGTGAATGCTTCCAGACTGTACTCTTTGTTGTAGATTTCTTCTAGAAGATCATCGTTAGCTGCCAGAGCAGTGGGAGAATCAAACTCAGAACTATCATAGTTCCAGTAACCAGCAACAGTTTTGATCTTCAGTTTGAAGTTAGCACCTTCCCACAGATCAAATACATTTACAGGAGTTTCATCTTGGAACTCAGGTTGCATCGCTGCTTGAATCTTGTCAAAGATTTTCTTACCATACTTGTAAAGGAAAACTTTACCGTTGTTCTCAGGATTCTTAGGATCCTTAACAACATAGATGTTGCTGTAGTAAGCAAGTTTACGTTTCTGTTTACGTGCTTCTTCCTTATCAGCATCGCTACCGCTATTCCACAGTTTACGATTCACTTCCCCAACAGGATCCTTACCACCAGTAGTAGTCAAGGAGTTTTCAATATACCAACCACCAGGACCTTGGAAGGCATGAGAATATAGTTTTGCCCAGGGAACGGATTCACCTTTAGGAGCAGGCAGGAAACGGATAACAGCATAACCATTACCAGAAGCATCAAGTTCTGGTTTCCAAAAGCGTTCATCAGCACCGCCACCAGTAGAAACAGTCTTCTCAAGTTCTTTCTGGAGAAATTCAAAACTGTTTTGGGACTTACGCTTAAGATCAGCAAAAGACATAGGATTACCTCGGATTAAATTAGATTTGGTCTTTGTGACGCCCGATCACTTAATCATCATAACATAGGCAGAGGTCGGCGTCAACCCTCTGCCTCTAGTTTTTCTTTCATCATCGAAACTTTCTTCGATAGATCATCAAACATAACAGTCAAACTAACATTAGGATTTCCTCCCAGCATAATAGCAGCTTGTTTCATTGTGTCTGCCATTTCAACTGCTTCTGGATCATCACTTAAAGCTAGTCTAGTATTAAATATTTTTTGTTTTTCAATCAGTTGTTCTAAAACATCAAAGTATTCTTTCTTTTTTTCTTTAGTGAGTACAGGAAAAGCAGCAGCACATTGAAAACAATATCTTTGTAGCTCCATTATTTCTTGTACTTCACCTCTCACCATTTCAGATTTAAAAAATTCAGACATATCAAACTAGCATCAATTTTGCTCTAGAAGTTTTCTTCATATAGTTAAGTTTTTGAGCGTCATACTTAAGTTTATCTTTCAAAGGTTTAGAAATTAATTTAGGTACTGACTCAATTTCAATTTCATTTCTCTCACAATAATGTACAATAGCGTCGATATAATTCATGGAGTATTCGACAGCAATTTTTTCCACATCCTGCGAGAACTTCGCAGCAGTCATAAATTTATCCTCCAGTGTCTCTAGCATTTTTTTCTTTATATTCTTGGATATATTCTTGTAGTCTTATTAAGTATTCTTTTTTAGGTGGTTGAATACTGACTTGGCAATCGCCATCTTCACACGAAACAATCGTGACTAATTTCTTAACTTTTAAATTGTATATCTCCTGTAACATACAGGCGTAAGCACATTCTTGAACGTAATAGTCATAGAGGTGCTCTTCTTTTTTTATCTTAGCGGAGGTTTTAAAATCTATGATGGATAATTCACCATCAAACTCAGCAATACAATCAACTCTACCTGCTATTTTTAGCGTATCAGAATAGAGAGCTGCTTCTTGAAGATATATGTTATTTATACGATTTAAAATTTCAACCGCAGAATGAAACATAATGACAGGAAGAGGAGTGTCCTTATAATTTTCTATAACTAATTCATTATTGAAATAATCTTCAACAATTTTATGGTATTTTGTACCTCTATTGGCAGATCGAGTAGAAATTTGCTGAGCTTTTTCTTTACCAACCCGCCTTCTCCATTCAGATAGAACCTTTTGTTTTCTACTATTGTTTCCAATAACAGTTGTCACAGAGGGATGCTTAAACCCTGTAGGTGTAACATAATATCTTTTACCATCAATGGTAACTGTATCCATTTCGATAGGTTTAAGCAACCCAACATGATTAAACTGTTTCATTAGAATCCTAGATTAATTTTAGCAATGATATATGATTTGATTAGACCAGAACGTACAATGTCTTCAACACCAAACTCAATAAGAGAAACTTCTTTCATTTGCTGAAGAATACGTTGAAAGTCAATGATACCAGAACGTTCGTTACTACGTTGTAGATCTGACTGACTAGCATCACCACAGAAAATAATTTTGGTATCTTCCCCAACACGAGTAATAATAGAATCAAGTTCGTGGAAGTTCAGGTTTTGACATTCATCTACAATAACAATAGATTTGTCTAATGTAGTGCCACGAAGGAATGAAGTGGACCAGAAAGAAATAGTTTCTTGATGTTTGAGATTCTCGTAGAGCATTTCAAACGAAGCATCATCTGGCATCTCAAACATATACTTTACCATATTCTTATATGGAATTTGATAAAGCGAAGACTTATCTTCATGTGTACCAGGAAGGAAACCAATCTCTCTAGTAGCAACCAAAGATCTTACCACATAAACTTTCTCGTATGGAGTGTTCTCATCCAATACATCACGAAGAGCTAAGTACATAGCAACAAATGTTTTGCCTGTACCAGCAGCACCATAAACAAATAGGTTTTGCCCTTTGCCATACTCTTCAAACATAACTCGTTGATTATCAGTCAACGGTTCAATGTTGAGGAGGTAATCATAATTGATTGGCTTTCTCCTCTTGAATTGTTTGACACTCATACCATTGATATCTGGTTGATTTCTTTTTCTTGCTCTTGGCATATTACCACTCCACTCGTGATCCAGGTACGTTTTTCATTTTGTTCATAATTTCAGTCCATCCAGGGTGAGTTTTGTTCATTTTGTTTCGCCAATCTCCAACTTCACCAACACCAGCAACACCAGCAGTCCAATCTTTATCCCATTCGGGGTTATCTTTTCTCCACTGTTCATACTCTACCATCGACATGTAGAGTTCTTTCTTTTCTCCAGTCTCTTTATTTACAATAGGATATGTAGGCATTAGTTCCACTCCAAAGCTTCGGCACAAATAGGGAATTGTTCAATGAATACTTCACGACAAGCATTAGCAATGATCATATGTTCTTTTTGAGTACCATGAGCACTCCGTAAATCTATATAGTGTATCCACGACCTTACTGATCCTGTCATATAGATTTTTGTTGGGGTTGCCAATGGAAGCACAAACCTAGCACATTCCTTTGCTACTCCCTGATTCAGAAGACGATTATAAAGTTGTTGTGCTTTAGCAAAGTGTTCTTGAATTTCAGTTTCAAGAACAAGTTTCAGATAACCATCAAGGTCATCGGTAGAATTTTGACGGTTCTTTGTATCCTGACGACGAAGTTCAGGAATAGGAATATACTGAGAAAGAAGATTGGTATCGGCATATCGTTGTGAAAATTCTTGATATGTAAACGAACGGTGGCGTAAAATTTGAGCAGCAATACCACGATTAGTTTCAATCTCTAGTGTCATATGTGCTTGCTCAAATACAGACCAATGATTATGTTTGATACAATACTTGAGCAGACCAGCAACGTTAGGGTTCTCCTGGTTCTGGGGATTGCTCACCCTCGCTACGTACCCCATTGTCTGTTCCGCTTGTGGGGTCACTGAGATCAGTGTCACTGGTGATTTCTGATTCGATTGGGGCATAGTTGTATCCAAATCCTCGGTATGCTTTTTCGTCATTAATAATACGCTCTCTCAGTTTTTTGATATCACGGTATTGTTTTTTAGCCTTGTGATATGTTTCATCATCAAGACCGATTGGGTTATCAAGCAATCGTTTAATATTTTTTGATAAGTTTTTTAAGGTTGCCGAACGTTTAAATGATAACATTTGATTCATGTCAAATATGTTTGTATAATAACATAAAAAAAGGAGGGTGTCAACCCTCCCGCTTGATTAATTCTTATACAACCACTGAATGTAGGTTGAAAGTAAGATTGTTCCTAGAGCTGCTACAGCAGTTAGAGATATGATAGTTTGTATCATTATTTTGCTCCCACTAGTTGTGCTAGTTGTGCTTGATAACGACGCTCCTCTTTTTGCTTTTGTTCCTTAATCAATTGTAGGAAGTTAAGTTTTTTCATTGCTTTTCCTCCCAGTTCCAATTGTTACATGGACGATAGGAAATACCACGATACTTATTTGGTGGATGAGATGGAGCATGTGTTTCTGAATACCACTTACGATATTCTAGTTTCGGAATGTGAGTATTATACTTCACACCACGATAGGTTGCTGTCATCCCTTGGTCCCCTCTTTTACAAATTTGACCCCACGATAGGTCTCATTGTATTGTTGAGGTTGTTGTTGCATTTGCTGTTGATAAGCGATACGCTTTTCGGTATCGTATTCAACGCCACGGTATACGACTTTCGACATTAGGTTTCTCCTTAGTTGTTCAGGTTAAAGAGCGTTCCTTCAGTCGGCTTTTGCGTCTATGAATTTACAGGTCTTTGGCGAGTGTTCTATATAAATTTGAACGAGCTCTTCCTTTACATTGTTCGGCACTTTTGAAATGCGAACATTATTAATAAGTTTCTGAGCTTCTACACACGACCAGAGAATGATTTCCATAGATGAACGATCCGTTCCGAGTCGGCTTACTTCCGTTCGCTATTCGGAAATAGCGAATGAACGTTTATTATATATCTATTTAATTTTGTAGTGAGTGATACTATCTATCAACATAATCCAAGGTAAAGTCCTTGGCTTTAAGTTGTTCTATTATTATATCACATCCAATTTTAGGTTCACATTCACCACAGGTAAAAATATCTGCTGCTGCTTTCCCTTCTTCTGGCCAAGTATGAATGCTAATGTGACTTTCAGAAAGTAAACTAACTACAGTAACGCCTTGTGGATCAAACTTCTCATAGATTGTTTGTAAGACCCGAGCGCCCGCAGCTTCAGCAGCATTTTCTAGCAAGTCACAAAGAAAAAATTCATTATTCAATGAAGAAAATGGACATCCATACAAACTTAACAAGTAGTGTCTACCCAGTCTTTCCATCAATATACCTCACTTTTTTTTCTTTGTTTCGTCTTTATAAAACCATAGTTTAGGATTTACCCTTCCCTCGGTTTGTTTAAATGTTATGAACCCTTCACGATATTTATCCCAATAGTAATCAAAAATATCAACCTGCCTATTAGAAATTACAATATCATAACAAATTCCCTCAGCAACATCTTTATACTTAACAATATAAGCACTATAAGGGAGACTTCTATCTTGTGCTAAATTTGGATCACAGTTTTGATGTAAAATTTTTATATTCAAGAGCGTCCCCCCCACTCAATTTGGGGGAAAGCTTCTTCAACACAAGCTCTGGTAATTTTATACTTAGATTGTAAGCCTTTATCTTTTACTAAAACTAAAATTTCTGCTTCTTCAGCATGTAATCCTTCAAGCATTTGAATAAAAAGATTCTCTCTCATCATTTGCTTGATCGAAGAACCACCTTTAAAGAAAACATAGAGCTTACGATACTCATGTTCTAACATAGTGTGCTCTGTTCCTTTAGGAGCATCGTTAGGAGTATAAGGAACTTCTCCTTCGGGAAGCAAAGAAACAACAGAGTCATCGTAATTAGCAATTAAAATTGCTCGTAAAGCAGGAGTGTTATACTCTTGAAAAAGTTTTACTTTTTCTGCTTTTGTTTTAGCGTTGCTTACCTTCTGTAAGACTTCCGACAGTAATAGTTTCATGGTTTAAATTAATTTTATTATGGGGGAAAGCATGTTCCCATCAAAGATGGTCACAGGATTTATTATTATTTATCTATCGTCGTATTCTTCATCATCATCAGTTTCAAATCTAACAGCCACAATTTCATCTGGGAGAAGATTACCATTCTCATCAAACATTTCTGGGTGCATAGGTTGAATTCTATTTTTATTTAAAAATGAATATACAATATCATTTCCAAACCATCCAAGCATAAACCCAATAACAAATGATCCGAGGATTCCTATTCCAGAAAAGAATAGAATATATGGTGTTGCTGATTCCATTTTAGTTCTCCCTTGTTAGATTATTATCTTCCCAAGTGAATTCAAACTTGATTTGAAATTTTTTCTTGAGGAAAACAAATATTTTGCTAATCTTTAGACCATATGTTTCTGGTTTTTGTTCTACTTTCCTCCTGAGCATAAGCTCAACACCTTTATTTATTGCGAGTTCTCTATCCGTTTTCATTTTTTTCTTGAGGTTACCAATCCTTTTTCCACAAATAATTTAACCGTTTCTGTAAGTCCTCCAACTGGTTCTCCATCAATAATAACATATGGGAATCCAATTGCTTGTGGAAACTTTTCTTTAAATTCTTTTCGGTTTATATCTTCTCCAACCATGTAAGAAGTATATGGAAGATCAGCACGTTCCATTAATTCTACAATTTTATTACAGAATCCACAACCACTAGTTTTGTAAATAACAATCTCCATAAAAAAAGGGGGATTAACTCCCCCTAGTGTATCAGATTTTATCCTGATTGTCAACCAATTGCTGGAGCAGTGAGAGCAACAGGAGTTGCATTGCTGGAAGCAAGATCTAGAGGGAAGTTATGAGCGTTCCTTTCGTGCATTACTTCCATGCCAAGACCACCACGGTTCAGAATGTCTGCCCAGGTAGGGATGACTTTGCCTTCACTCGATACGATGGACTGGTTGAAGTTAAAACCATTCAGGTTGAATGCCATGGTGCTAACACCAAGAGCAGTAAACCAGATGCCAACTACAGGCCAAGCAGCAAGGAAGAAGTGTAGTGAACGAGAGTTGTTGAACGAAGCATACTGGAAGATCAAGCGACCAAAGTAACCGTGGGCTGCCACGATGTTGTAGGTCTCTTCTTCTTGACCGAACTTGTAACCATAGTTCTGACTTTCGTTCTCGGTAGTCTCACGAACCAGTGAAGACGTAACCAGACTTCCGTGCATGGCACTGAATAGAGAACCACCAAACACACCAGCAACTCCGAGCATATGGAAGGGGTGCATCAGGATGTTATGTTCTGCCTGGAATACAAGCATATAGTTGAATGTGCCAGAGATTCCCAAAGGCATAGCGTCACTGAAAGAACCTTGACCAAAAGGATAAACAAGGAACACAGCAGAAGCAGCAGCCACGGGAGCAGAATAAGCAACACAAATCCAAGGGCGCATACCCAAACGATAAGAGAGTTCCCATTCACGACCCATGTAAGCATAGATACCGATGAGGAAGTGGAAAACAACCAGTTGGAAAGGTCCTCCGTTATATAGCCATTCATCAAGAGAAGCAGCTTCCCAGATGGGATAGAAGTGAAGTCCGATAGCATTGGAACTAGGGACAACAGCACCAGAAATAATGTTGTTTCCGTACATTAATGAACCAGCAACAGGTTCACGGATACCGTCGATATCAACGGGTGGGGCAGCAATAAAAGCAACGATGAAGCAAATAGTAGCAGCGAGTAGGGTAGGAATCATTAGGGTTCCAAACCAACCGACGTAAAGACGGTTATCGGTAGAAGTGATCCACTCACAGAACTGTTGCCAAGTGTTACTTTGTCGCTGTTGGGCGATAGTAGCAGTCATAGTTTTAAAAGAACGTTAAATTTACATGAATTGTGAAGAAATGTTTCCATCTCTTAACACTTATTTATAATAGCACGGTTTCCCGTACCTGTCAACCCCCCCCATAAATAAAGATAAATAAAACCTTTTTATGGATAATGGCAAATCGATTCCCATTAGTAATCAATAATTCTACTACTGTTGTCGGAGAGTTGCAAGCCTCCGACAATTTGAATTTATCTTTATCTGGAATTTATGATGGGGCTGGTACAGGTATTTTAGGTCAAGTTTTAAAATCAACTGGCAGTAATGGAGTTGTTTGGGGAACTGTTGGTGATGTATTTTTAACCAGCACACAAACACTAACAAATAAAACATTTAGTTCTTGTACTTTTAATGCTTTATCTAATACACTGACTAATATTCCTAATAATTCTTTAGTTTATTCAACAATAACTATTAATGGTGTTGCTATTCCTTTAGGTGGAACAGTAGCGACTATAGATACAAACACAACATATTCATTAGGAACATCAACTCCATCAGTTAATTATGCTTTGATTAAATTAACTGCTGGTGGGAGTGGAGGTGCTAGTTCAGAATTTAGTATATATGGATTAAATGGTATAACAGTAAGTAAACAAGCAAATGGTGATATACAACTATCGCCCAGTTTACAATCATTGACGCCAGGAAATTATATAACTGGATCTTCTTACGATGGTTTAACTGCTAGAACTTGGGACATCAACGCTGTTGTTACTGCTACAGCATCCACTATAGTTGCCAGAGATTCTACTGGTTCTTTTGCTGGAAATAATATAGCAGCATCACAATTTATAAAAACAGGTGGAACTTCATCTCAATTTTTAAAAGCAGATGGGTCAATTGATTCTAATACTTATTTAACTTCTGCCCCAACTCCAGGAAATGGAACTTTAACTCTTGCTGTTTCTGGTACAGGATTAAGTGGTTCCCAAACCTTTACTGCAAACCAAAGTGGAAACTCTACATTCACAGTAACATCAAATGCTACATCAGCAAATACTGCATCAACTATTGTTGCTAGAGATAGTTCAAATAACTTCTCTGCTGGTACAATTACCGCCGCATCATTTGTCAGATCTGGAGGAACCTCAGCACAATTTTTAAAAGCAGATGGATCTATAGATAGCAACTCTTATTTAGTGTCGGCGCCACCAGAAATTCCCTCTGGATCTGTATTTTTACTTTACCAAGCAAACGCACCTACAGGATGGACAAAGGTTACTACTCAAGATAACAAAGCATTGAGAGTTGTTTCTGGAACTGGTGGTGGAATGGGAGGTTCAACTGCATTTACATCAGTCTTTACTTCCAGAACGCCTAGTGGTTCTGTTTCTATGACTAATGCTGCAGTTACCTTGAGTGTATCACAAATTCCAAGTCATAATCATACATTTGCAGGAACAACTGGATATG